GAGCAGGCAAGACAGCAATTTTCAATGCAATTAGCTTCGCTTTGTATGATAAACTGCCTAGAAAAGTTACTGCAACGGAGATTCTACGTAGGGGATCTAAAACGGGATCAGTGGAAGTTGAGTTGGCGGTTGGAACTGATAAGTATACTGTCGTGCGAGCCAGACCTAAGGGAGTATCATTCTTTGGAAATAATAAAGAACCTATCAGTATAGGTCAGGAAGAATGGGAAGCTAAGTTAAAATTGAACTATACTCAGTTCATGATGATTGCTTATTGTGCTCAAAGTACAACAACCCGCTTCTTGTCTGTAAATGATGCAGATAAGAAAAAGTTCTTGCTCCAACTCCTAGACCTAGATAGCTTTACTTCTGCTAAGAAATTTTCCGATGAAAAGGTCAAATCTTTCACAATTGAGAAGGATGGTTATCAGAATAAGATGAATTCAATTGATTCTAAGGTTGACGCTTATCAAGAGTCACTTATAGATGAAAATGATATAAATCATCATATAGCTTTAGCTAATCAATCTATTTCTAACTTAAAGTTGAGTCTTTTGGTTGCTCAAAGTGTTGTAAAACCAGATCTTTCAAAGTATCAAAAATTAGAAGATGAACTTGCTGTTAAGAAGCAAGAAATGGTAAAAGTTAAAACTCAGAGAGAGATGTTACATGAACACTTCCGTAAACTCAGTTCTAGGCAAACCCCGTATGCTGGCGCAGACAGTTGTAAAGCCTGCGGAAGTGCGCTTGATATTACTGCTGCTAAAGCTGCTCATGCCAAAGAAGTGGAAGAACGAAGTATTGAACTCCGCGACACTAAATCCAGAATTGATACTTTCGATGATGCTCTCCTTAGAGAGAGACAGTTGGCGGACCTATCTGGAAAGATCAAAGACAAGAAAAGAGCAGACAGTGAAGAGTATGATGCTGCGAATCTTTTAGCCATAGATTTACGCCATAAGATACAAAATCAGCAACAAGAGCTTAAAAATTTGAATTTAAAACTTCAAAATAATTTTGAATTACTTAATAAGATTAATATCTTAAAGAACACAAGGGCTAAACTTACAGAGCTAGTAGGTGATACTCAAAGCAAAATAGAGTTTTATAAAACAGTTTCAGCCATGTATTCACCTACTGGGGCCCAAGCCTATGTGCTTGATTCTGTTGTAGAATCATTCAACGACAGCATTAAAGAATATATAAAACTTTTATGGTCAACCGGAACCTATGAACTTCTCTCTTATAAGGAAAATGGAGCAGGAGATATGACTGCTAAGTTCTCAGAAATTCTAACTGTAGATGGAAAAGAGATATCGATTGGCTCCCTTTCAGGTGGCGAATATCGAGCACTGTCTCTATGTGTAGATTTTGCCCTTGTTGATGTCATGGAGAAGAAGTTCGGTATATATGTGTCCCCGATCATCCTAGATGAGCCATTTGACGGTTTAGATAGCGAAGGGCGAGAACTGTTGATTGAGCTTCTAGGAGCAATTGCCGCCGATAGGCACATCGTGGTAGTAGATCATGCTAGCGAAGTAAAGTCAATGTTTTCAAAGACTTTACTAGTAGAGAAAAGATCTGGAGTATCCTCAGTAAGCCTAGAAGTCTGATATTATTAAGCAATGGATGAACTAATGAAAAAGATCGCTACTGTAAGAGACCTTGCTAAGTCCTTATTAGCGAAACCAGGACAATCTAGTCTTGTTCCAGCATTAAAGATTCCAGCTCCAAAGCCTCTTTCTATGCCTTCAACTACTGGTAAGGCGCCTACCAAACTTCCTGGAGCTGCTATAACTTCTAATAAGGATCCAAAGGCAGTAGCTACTCAACTTAAAAATCCACGTCCAATAAAGCCAAAGATTGAGGTAATGAAGACTGCTGCTAATGGGCAGTGGAGCCTTGAGAAAGACGAAGACGAAAATCCAGTGCAAATACATGCATACTTGCCTTCTCACATAGCTCAAATGGGCCATTCAGCAAAACCTGGTTCTCCTGAATTTAGTAAGTACGTCGATGCCGCATTTGATTGGCATGATAAGGTTCACAGAGCTATTATGCATGATAACCCGCATTTAAAACATTCTTTTGGCGAAAACCTGCATCCTAGGATACATGGGTACAATGGTGAGATAAAATCGACAAAAGCATTAGATAAACTCCATATAGACAATAAGGCTCACTATAGTTTTGGCGGCGAAGGTAATTAAGTACAATAATGCTTGATGGCGACTGTTAAGAAAAAGAAACCACCCTTCAACCAGGAAATGGCGATACGCGGAACAAATAGGCGACTATTTGCACGTAGTCCAATTGTTGTTGAAAAGAAAGAGGAGTCTCGCCAAGAATTTCCGCGCTATAAGAAAGACGGAACCTTGGCTAAGAAGCCTTGGGTCCGTCGTCAATGTGAAGTCTGTAATGAATGGGTAGGCAGCACTAAAATCGCTATCGATCATATCGACCCTGTTGTTCCTCCAGAAGGATTTCCAGCTACCTTTGATATGTGGGACCGCATAACTTTATTCCTCAAGCGTCTATGGTGTGATAAGGCAAATCTTCAGCGAATTTGTGATCCTTGTCATGATATTAAGACAAACGCTGAACGTATTGCTAGACTTACAAAGCAGTACACAGGAGAACTTGACAGCATAGAGAAAACTATATTATCTAATCAATATAACTCTAAAGATCTTAGGAAGATGCTTTCTAAGTATACCGCTAAGAAGAAGACCATCGGTTTACAATTAATAGTACAAAGAGCCCAGAGACTGAAAGATCAATTAAAATAGGAGATACTGTGTCTAAATTAGAATCTGTTAAGAAAGTACTTAGTAAGTCATTTGTCGATAACCATGAAAATGTTAATGCTGATGTAGCCTCTGAACTTGTAGTTAAATCTAGTCAAAAGATTCGTGAGATTCGTGAAGAGCGGGCCGCAGATCAGAAACTAGCTCAAGCTAAGCAGATTGTAAAAGATCTAAATTCAGCATATGCCAGCACTATTAAATATGAACAAGCAAAGATTGACTTCTTGCTTGAGAAGATCGCAGAGATTGAATCTGGTGAAGTTAACCCTAGTTCAGGTGCAAATACCTGATATATTTAGAGCGATATCTTAAGGAGATTATATGAGTTTAAAAACCGACTTTTTTGATGGTGCTACAGGCCTTCAAACCAAATTAAATGACGCCTTTGATGAAGGCACTGATTATGTTACTACAAACGTTAGTACTTTAAGTGCTGCTCTTATCGATGCAGCTGCTCAGGGTAAAACCAAGTTCACTGTAACAACTCCTGGCACTGGCGCTCTTAATGCCGGCTATCTTCGAGCCAATAAGGGCGATAATCTGCTCTTAAAGGCTTTCTTTGCTGGAATTCAAGATGGTTTAGCTGCCCAAGATATTTATAACTACGAATGTACATTGTCGCTAAATATTTCTGATAGCGTAGATACTAAAGTAGATTTTAATTTCAATTTTCAGACTACGTAATCTCTTTTAAATACAGTCTCGCTATAAAAAGGCCCATAGGGAAACCATGGGCCTTTTTATTTTGTATAAAGAGGGCATGACGCGTTTCACAGAACCAGCTCAGCTCCACAACCATAGCAAATATTCACTTCTCGATGCTGTTCCTTCGCCAGAAGAATGGGTTGGTTGGTGTTTAGAGACCGGTACGCCTGCTCTAGCAGTTACAGATCATGGTACTGCGATTAGTATGTATGACGCTCTTAAGGCTAAAGAGTTCATTAAGAACTATAATAAAAAACATGGGACCAATCATCCGCTAGATGCATGCCATCTAGTCCCCGCTGTTGAATTATATTGTAAGTTAAATGCTGAAGACAAGTCTCATTTTCACATTACAGCATGGGCTGCTTCAACTGAAGGTTACCATAATTTAATGAAATTGTCATCATTAGCATACAATGATACTGTTTCATTTTTTGGTTCAGTCAAGGCACGTGTAACATTTGATCAGATTAATGAATACAAGAAAGGCATTAAGTTCGGGACTGGCTGTATTGCTGGCCCAATTGGTAAGGCCTTTTGGGAAGGCAATAAGACCCTAGCAGAAGAACGCTTCTTGATGTATAAAGAGATGTTTGGTGATAATCTTTATGTTGAATTTCACTGTAATGATGTAACACATAACTTCAATAAAAATACCGGAAGCTTTGATCCTATTCCAGCTGATGAATGTAGTTGCGACGGAAATAAACAAAAAGGATATAACCTTTTTTTAAAGGACATGGTAGATAAGCATGGCGGTAAATGCATTCCGGTTACAGATGCCCATTTCATTATGCCCGAAGACAAAATTATCCAAGACTGCTTGCTTAAAAACGGGAATAGCAATGGATGGTATTTTTACGAGTCATATCACCAGCTGCGAGCCGATACAATGTTCGATAAGCTACGCGTTCACCTCGGTGACTGGCTTACAGAGGACAAGTTTAGAACTTGGATCAGAAATACCTATGAAGTCTCAGACGCCGCTAAGGATATCTCTGTTAAGTATGATTACCACCTTCCAAGGGTTGACATCCCAGCAGAAATCGCGGCTAAAACTCCAGATTATAATCTACAAACTTATTACTTCATGATGAGACTTATCAACGAGCACGGACGCTGGAAAGACGATCCGGTCTATGTTGCTAGATTCAAGCAAGAGCTTGATGTTATCATGAAGAACGCTACACTTAATTTCATTCCGTACTTCCTAGTATACGAAGATATTGGTAGATTTGCACGTTCACAGGGCATTTTACAAGGTATTGCTCGTGGTTCTGCTGGCGGATCTCTTCTGAGTTACTACCTCAAAATTATTCACGTAGATCCTATTAAGGCTAACCTACCCTTTGAACGATTCCTTTCACATGCCCGTATTCGTGCTGGATCCTTTCCAGATATCGATGCAGACATCGGTGATCGTGCTCGCTCTCTTATTATGAACTATCTCCGTGAGAAGTATAAGTTAGGATTTGCTCAGATTGCTACCTTTCAAAAGATGAAGACCAAAAATGCAATCAAAGATGCTATGTTTGCTCTTTATGGCCGTAATCGTAACGATGCTGAGATTAAGGCTCTCTGTGATTCTATTGAAGACTCGCAGCAAGGTGTAGATGAACATGATTTTTTATATGGCTACACTGATAATGAAGGTAACTACAATGCTGGTCAAGTTGAGTTAAATAAACAGTTAGCGAACTTCTTTGCTACATACCCAGATGTAGAGAAGATGGTTAATAAGCTTATTGGCACTATTCGAGGTTGGTCTAGACATGCTTCTGCTTTTGTTATATCAACCTTAGATTTATCTGCAGAACGTGTACCAACGATGGTGATGAAGGATAAAGAACTAGGCGATCTAACTTGTACTCAATATGATGCTGGTATGGTTGAAAAATGCGGCCTTGTTAAAGCAGATATTCTTGGAATTAAGACCCTTACCGCTGTCTCTGACTGTGTGGCTTTAATTAAAAAAGCTAACGGCACCAACTATCTAGAAGAAGAAACCGGTGTTCCCTACATTTATAGGCTGCCTGAAGATCCTGGCGTTTATACTGACTTTTATAATAAAGACACAGATTCGTCTTTTCAATTTAATACCGAGTTGATTAAGGGTATGGTGCAAGAATTCTGTCCGACTAATAGAAAGCACTTAGCCGATTTTACCGCATTAGCTAGACCTGGAGCACTAGATTTTCAGATTGAAATCGGTGGAACTATGTCTAAAGATGGAAAGCTTCTAAATCAAGAAGAGATGTCTGCAGCTGAATTGTACATGAAGGTCAAAAATGGTGAACTTCAGCCACAACTAATACATAAAGATTTAGAACCAATTTTAAGTGAAACCTATTCTGTGGCTGTTTATCAAGAGCAGATCATGGCTATTCTTAAGGACATTGGGGACTTTTCTGGAGAAGAATCAGATATGATTCGTTCTGCTATTGCTAAAAAGAAAAAAGATGTCATTCAATCGACATTTACTAAGTTAAGAGAAAATGCTATTAAGCGCAATTGGACTGAACATGAAGCTGATCAACTATGTAAAATGGTTGAAGCTTTTAGTAGATATAGCTTTAATAGAAGCCATTCTCATGCTTATGCTGAACTAGGATATATAACCATGTATCTTAAACACCACCACCCCTTAGAGTGGTGGGCTTCTATCTTAAATTTAGCTATTGACGATGAAGATAAGATGCGCAAATCTATTGCTAAGTTGGGCGATATAGTACACCCTCCGTCTTTAAAGTATCCTTCAGCTCTTTTTGAGGTTCGTGAAATTAACGGAGTTAAAAGGATTGTAACCCCTATTTCTGCTATTAAAGGTGTTGGACCAGCAGTAGTCAAAGAGTTATGCTCTAAGGGACCTTTTCCTTCTGTAGAGGACTTTGTTAAAAGAATTGACCATGCTCGAGTTAACTCAGGTGGTATATCCTATCTTATTAAGGGAAGAGCTGCAGATGACATGATGGATATGTCTATTGTAGATTATTCCGAGCGCCGCAAAGCCTTTATTGCGCAATATACATTGCTGCGTGGTAAGACAATTAAACTTCAAGAAGACGTATTTAAATATGATCCATTGAGTATTTTCTTAATGGAAAAAGAATTTAATAGAGCTTTTAACAAGCATCTTTTATCCGACTCTGAGGTCCTTAAGACTATTAAGGGACGTTGGCCAGCTTTATCTGTAACTGGAAGAAAAAATCTACCTCTTAAAATGGGTGATGTTCCTGTTATAGCATCTGTGAAAGATGCTGAAGTTCTACTTAAGGGCGGCTATTCTCGTGAAGTAGGCATGATTCTTCTTTATGAAAGTTCTGAGTTTGCTAGAGGCATATCAAAGAAATCTGGTCGTGAGTGGAAGAAGGTTTCAGTTTTCTTATCTGATGGTTTTGCTACCATGGAATGCATAGAATGGGATCGCAAAGCTGCCCTTGGTTGGAGTAAGAATTCTATTGTTTATGTTCGTGGCACTTTAAAGGCTGGCTGGAAAACTCCAGTTAACTTACAAATCGAAGAGATTGAATGCATTGAGTAATATCATATAAGGAGAGATACATATGGCAAAATACGTAGTAGTTAAAGAAGCACCGACCACCCTAGATAAAGGTGAAATTGTAATTAATTCACCTTCGTTCTTAACTGAAATTGAAGCTAATGTTCGTAAGGAACCAAAGCGAAAACAAACGGCTATTAATCATCTCCGTGAGATCTTGAACTCTATTGCTCAAACCTATGATCCTGAAATGAATGTGATGAAATTTCGCTTAGTTAATTATGAAGGACTAGCTTATTCTAATAACTTAGAGTTGAACTCTATTATTCTTAGGATTCTAGCGGCAGAGCGTCCAGAGACACTAGATGCTTTTCTTGATAAGAAAATTAAAACTCGCCCGATGAATACTAAGTTAGTGTATTATACAGGACCTTTCACGTCAACTGGACCATTCTATAAAAATGGAATTGATCTTTTAGATGAAAAAGACATTGAGTCTTATATCACAGGCAAACCTAAAAAGGTTGTTGGTAAGCCTGCAGTAACTAAGGAAGAAGCACAGCTTAAAAATGAACAAAGCTCTGAGTGACTTTTTAAAGAAGTTTAATAAGCTGTGTATATTCTGTGAGAACTGGACTAAAAATACTTGTCATCGGTGCTCAGAATATATATGTGAAGCATGCTGTGATGATCACTTAGATGACCACGCAATTGAAGATGCAGAACTTGAAGAAGACAGAGATTAATACACGCAAGTATAAATCTGTGATATAATAGAAGTACGCCAATTATGGCCGAATTGAACAGTAATAACCTATGGAGAAAAATAACATGTCTAATAATTCAAAAATCAAGCTCAATATGGACTCACTCAAGTCCCGCCGCGAATGGAAACGTCACAAAGTCAAAGATGGACACAACGTATTCCGCATCTTGCCACCATTCGGTGAAGCTTCCAATGGATACCCTTACCGCAAATGGCAAATTATCTGGGGTCTTACTGATCCCGAGTCTGGCCGTGCTCGTCCATTTGCTTCATCTATGACAAGCGAAAAGCGTTGCCCTGTCACAGAATATGTTAATGAACTAAAAAAGCGTGCTGATGAAATTGAAGCTAAATTAAAAGCATCTGGTGCTGATAAAGATGCAGTAACTGATCGCCTTAAAGATCTAAGAGAACTAATCAATGACCTTTCTCCTAAGACCATTTATATCTATAATGCAGCTGATAAAGCGGGCGAAGTTGGTCTACTCGAGCTAAAAAGTACTGCTCATAAAGACATGAAAACCAAGATGAATCAATATATCCAAGACTATAATCAAGATCCTACATCACTTAATAGTGCTGATGATGATTCTGGGGTTTGGTTCGATATTACTCGTCAAGGTTTAGGTCGAGATACTGAATATGCTGTTAATAAATGTCAGACTCGTGTTAAAAACGGTGCTGCACTATCGTTTGTTGACGACAGATCTGCGCTTCCTGATTCTGTAATTGAGAATTACGATAACCTTGCTTATGATCTTACTTCTGTTTATCAGATTAAGACGTTTGACGAGCTTTCAGATATTCTTGCAGCAAATATGGATGGCATTGTCCAGATGGTGCCAGAAGCTAATCTAAGTGCAGCTATTGATCTTAATGGTAACTCTACTGTTAAGAGTACAACGGCCGCACAAACTACCACAAATAGTAAGCCTGTTTCAACGGGAACAAAAACTATTGCTCTTAACTTAGACGATTCAGAAGATGATCTTCCAGTAGAGACGCAGGTAGCTCGTCCAACAACAACTGCTCAAACCGCCAAAAAACCTGTTTCAACACTGGCTTCCGGCGATGATTTCATGGCAGAAGCTGACGCAATCTTAAACGGATAATACATGAGTGAACTAATCTCAAGAGGGTTAGACGTCACTCAACTTGCTGAATATGTAAACAAGATACAGGAGCTTTCATCTGTTTCAAAGATGATGGCTCCTGTATATCTTCGTGATTACATTATGGGGCAAGATGTGGCTGCTAATCTTCTAGCAAAAGCAATGCAAGCAGACTCTAGAGCTAAAGCTAAGGTCGAACAGGCCGAAGCTATCGCTTATTTAGAGAAAGCTCGTGAATACCTAGAATCTAAACAGATTAAAGATACCAGCGAAGCAAGAAAACAATATGTCAATATTGATATAGATGTACTTGCTGCTAAAGATAACAGAGCCCGTTCTGAGGCCTTGGTATCATTATTAAAGAGCAAACTTTCTCAATTGCGCCAGGCACATGACGATTTGAAAAAGATTGCTTATGGTGATCAAAATATGACTTCATATGAAGGAATGTAAATATGAGTAAATGGCTTTCTAAATTAACTAGTGATTTCGGTACTGTGGCTTCAACTCTTAACAAAGATCTCCCGCCAGTGGTTCCGTCTCGTTCGCCTTCACTTAACTGGGCTACTTCTATCGGCGGATTTCAGCCAGGAAAGATCTCTGTTTTATATGGTCCAGAATCTTCTGGTAAATCTCTTCTTGCTATGATGGCAGTTGCTGATGCTCAGAAAAAAGATAGTGAAGCAATCTTTATATGGTTCGATGCTGAGTTCTCTTTTAACCTCCCTCTCTTTATCAAGGTTGGTGGAGATTCAGAGCGTCTTATCGTACGTAAGAGCAATGATCCACTTAAGATCTTTGACTATATCGGTGGAGAGATGCTTGAAGCCCTTCAAGAAGGGGCTCCAATTAAGGGTATTGTAATTGACTCTATTAAAGCAATTCGTTATCCTAAAGAAACGAATATGAAGCAAACGACTGATCAGAAGATGGGCGGAACTGGTGCCAGCTACCTTCCTTCAACCCTAAAACTTGTTGTCCCAGTGATTGCAGAGCATAAGCTATTGACTTTCTTTATTCAGCAAGTTACTATGGAAATTGATCCAATGAAGGCTCTTCGTAACCCATATGTGATCACTGAAGGCCGTGCGTTGAAGCATGCTGCTGACTTAATGCTTGAAATCGTGAAGTTAGATACTAAGGCAGGCGTTGTTGAGTCTGGCGAAAATATCCACGGAGGCGCTCAGCAGACTGGTCACAAGGTGCGTGTTAAAGTTAAGAAAAACCGTCTTGGAGCTCCAGCTCGTACTGCACAGTTTACTTACCATTATGATAAAGGCATCATTGACACCGCTACAGAAATCTTTGAGCTAGGTAAATCTCTCGGGGTTATTTTCCACCCTAAGAACGCAGAGACTGGTAAAGAGAATAATATGATGTGGCAATTTGCTAATAATCCTCCTGTCAAGGGAGAAGCTAATATGCTTAATGTGGTTCTCGGCTCTGTTAAGATGCAGAATGAGATTCTGACCTCTTGTTATGAGCATAAAGACGCTGCAGTTCAGCTCGATGCTGCTGGCGTAGTTATTGAAGATGGAGCTGTAACCGTAGACTTAGGTGATTAATGAAGTGCTTAATGCTGTCTTTGGTTCTTTTAACTGGATGCTCTACTAAGGACGTTATTACAAGAATCAACGTTGCTCCACCAGATTTCATTAAAAATAATCTCGTGAAAGTGTGTGATAAACCAGATCTCGCAGATACATGGATGGAGCTTACTGAGCATCATCACAGTTTATGCGGCGGTAGATTAAACTTCGGTGATTCAAGTTGTTATGGTTGGTTTATTCGCGCTAAGGCTAAGTGTACCATTAACGGTCAACGGGTAACCCTCGATTTCGAGGGACTAGCAAGCGGCAACACTAACATTCATGGTGAAGACGAATGATTACTGCTATCGGCGATGTGATGAGGCAATGTTACGATAGAGGCTGGATTACAACCAGGGACGGTAATGCTAGTCTTCGTCGTAAAGATAGCAAGTTTATATATATAACACCATCTGGCGTTAGAAAAAATAAGATTGAAGTTGAATCTGTTATCAAGATGAAGATAGATAATGGTGGACTTGTTATCCCTGAAGGTATACAACCCTCAGGTGAACTTGACATGCACTTGTTCCTGTTAAGGAACGCAGTTAACACTAGAGCTGTTCTACATGTTCATCCAACTCATGTTATAGCCGCTATGTATGCAGGCTGGGATCTGCCAGCTCTTGCCGCTCAATTTCCAGAAATTCATCGCTACACAAAGGTAGGTCCAAATGTCCCTAATTTACCAGCTGTTTCTAAAGATCTCGCTAATGCTACATACTTCGCCCTCTGTGATGGAAGCCCTAATCTTTATAGTTCTGCCCCGATTGATTGTCTAACTAAAGACATCGTAGGACAGGCTAACCACGGTGTTTGTGCAGTAGCACCAGATCCATGGAGTGCCTACGAGCATGTAGAACGTTTGGACCATATTTGTGAGATTGCTCTTAAAAGCGGAGTAAAGCCTACATGATCTTCTTCACTTCGGACCTTCACATTTGGCATGCAAATGTCATCAAATACTGCAATAGACCATTTGATTCTGTTGAGACCATGAACGAGATGCTTGTCAAGTATTGGAACGAAACTGTAGGTCCAGATGATACTGTGTACTGTCTAGGTGACTTCAGCATGTCTTTTAGGCCAGTTGAGACCTTTACGTCTAGACTAAATGGTAAGAAATTCCTAGTCCCAGGTAACCACGACTTCTGTCATTCCTATCACAAGAAGTCTCGTAATACTGAGAACAGAACTAAATGGATTAAAACTTATGAAGATCTTGGATGGACAGTTCTCCCCGAGCAAACCTCACTAAATATTCCTGGAGTAGCTAATGTCCAGATGTGCCATCATCCTTATAAATTCGTTGATGGTGACCACCACGATGATAAGTATGAACGTTGGAGACCTAAAGACGACGGTAGGTGGCTGCTCTGTGGTCACGTTCATGAGAAGTGGAAGGTCGTCGGTAGAATGATCAATGTGGGCGTAGATCAATGGAATTTTCGCCCTGTACCAATTACAGAGATTGAGAAGATTATATGCAGATCCAATGTAGAAAACTCAATAGAGTAGTTCCATGAAGATACTCCTGATTGGAGATCCCCACCTTAAGATCAATCGTTTTGAACTAGCAACCCAATTCCTGGCTTGGCTTGACAAAACTATTACTGAAGTGAAACCAGACATCGTTGTTAATCTCGGGGACACGTTTGATACTCATGCAATCGTTCGATCAGAGGTTCTTTGTGAATTCATGAACCATGTAGATGTGGTCTTGAAACTAGGTATCCCGTACGTCTATCTTCTCGGCAACCATGATATGTACAAACCCAATGACGCTCAGTACCATGCTCTGAAGCCTTTCAAGAACCGAATTAAAGATTTCCATGTTGTAGACGAAATCCAAGAGTTGTTTGGTATGACGTTCGTTCCGTATCAGCACAATCCAGATACTTTTCCACGCAATACTCTTCCTATATGTATTGCTCACCAAACAATGTTAGGAGCAGATTATGGCGCTATCAGAGCAAATGACGGGGTTGCTCCGAGCAGCATTAAGGGATGCGAAATCATTATATCCGGGCATATTCACACTAAACAGCGGGTGCTTCCAAATGGAGGATCAGGACCTGAGGTGCTATATGTCGGTTCTCCGTTTAGTCAGTCTGCATCAGACGTTGATCAAGTCAAAGGTATCACCATCTTTGACAGCACTACGTATGGGGAAACCTTTTATCAAGCTCCGCTTCCATCGTGGCGCAGACTACACGTCGTGGTATCTCAGCAAACGACGTTAGAACATGTCCATCAGATGGTCGAACAAGATGTAAAGGGAAGCAAAGATCATTGGGTAGTAGAACTAGAAGGGCCTAAAGCAGAACTTATTGGCTATCTTGGATCTAAAGAGTATAAAAATGCAGTGAAAGACGTAGATGTAAAAGTAAAGACAACCTTTACAGATAAAGAGAAGCGTAACGTTGCTATTGAGGCAAAGTCGATGGAATCCATCATATCAGATTACATAGTTAAAGTGTATAGCGGATCCTTAGATAAAACTAAGCTATTTGATGTTGCTAAGTCTGTTCTAAACGATTCAAAATTAAGTGAGTAGAGTTTTCACCTGGTATAATAGTTATCAGGTGGATGCCACCTAGGAGTGTAAATGGAAAAGAAGGAACTAGAACAGTTCTTAGATCAAGAAAGATGGCTTCTTAATAACGGTCTGTTGACAGACTCAGTTAAGAATCAGCTATTTTTCTGTGGTTCCATTGTTCATACCGACGTGCAGGCCGTAGAGTTAGATATTCATCCCGAGAAGAAGGTAGTTGAATATACTATTTATGTTGACAAGCAATTGCTCAATAAAATAGAAATCTACAAAAAATTATCCACCGCCACATCATTATATGGAATGTGGAAGTTCAAGCGCTTTCTTAAAAAGAATGGTGCTCTTGATCTTCCTCAAATCCTTAATAAGTTTGTGACGGACTATTGCGGACCTAAGTGGGTCGCTAATGTTACTGTCGCTGACTTCGATGTGTATGTTGATAACATCGGAGATAAAAGTGAGAACGACGGATCAAGTCAGTCAGCTGATAAGCGACCTGACTAATGATGAAGATCAGCAACAAGAGCTTTGGGCTTATTACTTAAGTGGTAATGCTGAGTCTTCTCTTGCGTCTTATTTTGCTCAGATAAATAAAGAATTATATATAGAATCTGAAATTCAGACTCTTCTTCGGCAAATTACTAAAAACCCTCCCTCTGAAAAATTTCATGAACTTCTTAGTCGTTTTAGTCAAATAGAGCAATCTATAGTTGCTCTTCTAGCCCTTGGCTGTACCATAGATCAGATATCGATCTATAAAGGTATTAGTGAGGTACGCATTAGGCAAGTGATACAAGTTGTTAGGTATAATGGTGTATGGAGCGAACTATATGGCATTAAAGAGACGTCTAACACAGCAAGAAAAATACGGACTTAGTGAAGAAGAAACTAAGCTGGCTGAAAAATACCTACGTAAACATAAGACTGCAGGTGCTCTAAAAGAACTAGAAGCAGCTAAACTTTTTGAGTTGTATCTTTTAGGAGAATCTCTTTCAAAGATCGCCCAGCAGTTTTCTCAATACTCTATGGGACAAATTGCTCTTACTGCTGCTCTACGTGGTTGGAGTTACGATCGTGACCGCATGATGCATACTCTTCAGGATAGAGTTAAGGCTAAAGTTGTTAAATCAGTTCTTGAACAAGTTGATTTCCTTACTGCGATGATGGCAGTTGCTAATGCTGAACATCTGGAAGTCATGGTTAAATATTGTCAAGATCCCATTAATAATCCAAAGCCACAGCTTCGTGTAACTAACATTAAAGAATATAAAGATGTTGCTGAGACTCTTTATAAGATTGTAGCTGGTGCAACTCCTGCAGGTAAAGATAAGAAAGCATCACCTATGTTTGATGCCTTGACTCCGATACCTAAAAAAGTTGAGCATCAAGAAGAAGCTGAAGAAGCTTCGACCGCAACATTACTAGGGCAATTAGCAAACAATGGCAGTTAAACCGGCTAGTAAGAAATTAACATTTGACCAGCAGAAGAAACTTCTTCTCACGCCTTGCAAGACTCGTCAAGAGCTCAAGAACTGGATCAAATATCATTTAGGTTTAGAATTGCCAGATATAACAGTTTCTAGGTATTCTGATACTAATCCCCTTGACGTAATTTGGGAAGTGTATCGTATTTGCGTACTTCGTATAAACCCAGATAATATTATCGATCTTCTATATGTTGCTGGTCGAGGATCTGGAAAGACTTTAGGCATGGCTATTGCTGAACTCATGATTCTGCTTCATGATCAGCGTGACGTTGTCCACGTTGGAGCTATTCAGAACCAGGCTGAACGTTGCTATGCCTATCAGAAGAACTTCCTCTATAACCGCAAACTAAAACCTATTGTAATGCCCTCAGATATTCCAGAAGACCAACGAATTCTTGAGAAGGCTAATATGTCTAAGTCTATATTTAATGTTGGACATGATAAGGTGACTCTTGAAGTGCTACCTTGTACTCTCAAGGCGTGTAATGGACCTCACGTTCCACTAGTAGTTGTTGATGAGATTGATACGGTTTCCGGTGAAGGTGTTAAGGCCTTTAAAGAAATATCCGGTATGTTAGATTCTAAGGGTGGTCGTAAGGCTCTTCGTGTCGGTATCTCAACTCGTAAGTCTCGCTACGGTTTGATGAACCAGAAGATCGAAGAGATGGAATCTGCTCCGGATAAGTCTCGCGCTGTCCGCCGTTGGACTGCTTTTGAATTCACCGAGCGTTGTTCTGATGCTCGTTCCGGCACTATTCCTACTCAGTACTGGGTTAACCAGGACAAGATGGAGACCCTTACCGAAGAAGACTTTGCAAAGAAGGATCGCAATAAGCAGAAAGAGTACGTTCAGTATGCTGGATTAGACAAATGTGGCAAGTGCCCTCTTTTTGCTATCTGTTTATCAGATGCGAAGAAACAGACTTCAACTTCTCCAATGTTAAAAACTTTAGACGAACTAATTCAAAAAGTTCGCTCTGAAGGTGCAGATTGGGCATTAGCGCAGCTCATGAACTTAAAACCTTCTGTAGAAGGCATTATATTTCGTGAGTTCGACGACAAGATTCATGTCCGTGAGTGGAATCAAATGTGGTTCACATTAACTGGTAAGGAATTTCCAGGCGAATGTACTCATGATATTTTTGTCAAAAAATGCCATGAACTACAACTTCCTTGCTATGCAGGTATTGACTGGGGATTCTCAGCTCCAAATACGGTTGTTTATTTCTTTATAGATAAGCGAGACAACGTATATGTTGTTAAGTGTGACGGTATGACATATATATCGTCCCCAGGCTGGATTCATCACATAAAGACTAAATATCACACAAAGTACCGCTGCCAACTCTATGTTCCTGATGCAGCAGATCAGGGGGCTATCCAAGAGATGCAAAAAGCTGGTCTACCTGTTGCGAACGTGATGGATAAGGGGCAAATCAATACGGGTATCCAAGTTATCAAGAAATTCATGAAGATCCCTGGGTCTATGGATACTAAGTTATTTATCGCTAGGGAAACTTGCCAGCCATTAATAAATGAATTCACTATGTATCACTTTAAAATGGATGCTGCTGGGATGATCACTGACGACCCAGATTCAGAGTTTGACCATTGGATTGATGCTTTTAGATATCCAATGACCTTACTTTATGGTAAATCTAACATTGTTTTAGGTGGGGGTCTAGAATTTGACTCTACAGATGGTTTACAAGATAAGTCTGGCAACTATACCCGCATGCCCACTCCTGCTGAACACCTAATGACTCAAGGGGTCATGATGTCGTCAGAACAGCCAGATGTTTCTAAGCTGGGTAAGATAGGTAAGAAATCAGATCTAGATGATCCAGGTGACGACGACAATTCTGGCGGTGAGGGCGGATTTCTCTGGTCCTTTTAATGAGCCTAGTTAAGGTATAATATAATTATGGCAATATGGGATGACTGGCTTAAAAAGAACATCAGAGGCGAAATTGACGAGATGCTTAAGGCTGACGGAGTTTCATCGCCTGTCGGCATAACACCGAATGCGACTGCTGATACATTGCCAGATTCACCCGAAGAAGGCCATGATGCTGATACTCAAATTGGTCGTAAGTCAATCATTGATGATCCATATTTTGATCTTATGGGGACCCAAGTTAACTTTAAACACAAGTTAACTCGTATTTCTAATAAGACGCTTAAGGATGTCTCAGTTCGTGATTGGCTGGTTTCTGCTATCATTCAATGCCGTGTAGATACTCTTCTTAGATTTTCTCGTCCAGAGCACCGTAAGTTAGAACCTGGGTTTCGTGTCCTTAAAAAAGACCACAATTCTCATTACACAGAAGAAGAGCGCAAAGAGATTGCGGCTATCGAAGATTTCATCTATCACTGTGGCCGTAAGGAAAAAACGCCAGGCGACGATAAGATGTTGTTTGGTGAATTTTTAAAGTTAATTGGTCGTGATGCACTTACTTTTGGTCATACAGCAGTTGAAAAAATTAAGACTCGTAGTGGTGGATTACATCGCTTCAGACCTCTTCCTGCTGAGTCAGTTTACCTGATCAATAAGAACTTATCGCGCAAACAAGTTGAGTCAGGTGTAACACCTAATTCGCTGCTGCAAGCTAAAAGCGACAATGACCCTAAGAAAGATCAGAAGACAAATCAAGTTGATAACGACTACTTGAAATACGTCCAAGTCTCCTACGATAACCGCCCTCTTGCTACCTTCGGCGACGAGGATATGATCTTTAAGCTATTTAATCCCCAGAATTTTGCGGATTCCCAGGGTTATTGTTTTTCTCCATTAGAGCTTGCCATTATTAACGTCACTAATCATATGAACGTTGAGAACTATAATTCAAACTTTTTTACGCATGGTTATGCTGCTAGAGGGGTACTCCATTTAAAGGGTACTGTAACTCAGCAATCATTAGCTAACTTTCGTCGTACTTTTTATAACTCTATATCTGGAACTCAACATTCATGGAGAACCCCAATCGTTGCTGGTCTTGACGAAGTCCAATGGGTACCTATGTCAGCATCTGCTCGCGAGATGGAATATATTAATTTCAACAATCATTTGATGCGAATTCTCTGCGCACAGTTCCAGATTGACCCCATGGAGCTTGGTTTGGATTATCTTATTAGCGGCACTGGTAAGGCTCCAATGCAGCAAGCTAATAATGAATATAAGATCGCTTATTCTCGTGAACGTGGTCTTATTCCTTTACTAATGTATGTAGAAGATCTGATCAACGGCGAAGTTATTCCAGCTATCGATAAGGCATTTGGTCATAAATATAAGTTCTTATTTACTGGCTATACAGACGAGACTCCTCAGACTGAGATTGCTCAGATGCAAGCTGAGATGACTGTTTACAAGTCTATGAACGACTTGCTCCAACAATCTCAAAAAGACAAGATCAACGAGAAGGTCGCAGATCTTCCGATGAACCAGGCTTTCTGGGCATTAATTGAAAAGAATATGACACGTGGAGAAATCCGCGAGAAGTTCTTTGGAGATGTCGGGGCTGCATCTAGACGCGAGCTTCAATATATACCCGGCGATCAAGCATTCCTTGCATGGCAACAACTATTAGTTACGATGGATAATGTTAAGGACCAAAAAGAGCAGCAGGCTCAAGCAATGGAAGCCCAGCAGACACAGGAACAACAAAAACAACAGATAGAAGCTCAAAAGCATAAACATGCTGAAGCTGCTCATTCACGCGACGAAGAAAAGCACAATATGGAGATGGAGCAAGCTCATGCTCAGGCTGCGTATGATGCCGTTAAGTCTGGCAATCCACTTCGTGATACCGCTAAAGAATTTGGGGCTTCTAAAGCAACCAATGTAGGCGGTAAGGTCACTGCTAATCCAATAAATAGTATTGGCGATGCAGAGTGATCTGTTTGTTAGGTCAGATACTGGTCAAATTGTAACTCAAGAATACCGAGATTCGGTGATAAAGTTACTTAAATTGCTATATAGACTAGATATAGTCTCAGAAAAACAAGTCTTAGACGTTTTCGCTACGTTTCAATCATTGTTTGTATAATCATTTTGATTAACAATCATGATGGAGTTTTATGGCACTAATTATCCTTGAAGGCTTAGATAGAACAGGTAAAAGTTCTGTCGCCTCTTATTTCCAAGATAAAGGTTTTGAACTTATTCATATGAGTGCTCCACCTAAAGGTATAGCACCAGATACATACATGGGTGAGATGATCGATCTTCTTACTTCTTTTGCAGGTCGTGATGTAGTACTTGATCGCTCTCACTATGGCGAACTTATTTGGCCTACTGTATATGGTCGTGCTCCTCTTTTAACGGATGATGATATGGAAGTTCTTCGTGAGATAGAGGATTCACTAGAAGTCAATCGCATTTTAATGCATGATCCTAATTCAGAAGCTCACTGGAAACGATGTGTAGATAATAAAGAACCACTTACTAAGGTTCAGTTTATTAAAGCAAGAAATCTATACTCAGCAATGGCAGATAAATATGGTTTCAAAAGAAAGACTCTTGATGATTTTCCAGAAGCTAAAGCACTCTCATCTCAAGTGGCGCCCGCATCGCCCGCCACAGATAGTGTGGCACCAGCAACGGGCACTGAATCGCCTACACAACCTACTGGAGAAGCTGATAACAGGACACCACAGCAGATAAAGCTCGATAGAGCAAATGCTATCAACGAGGTTTTAGCAAGACGTATTATTAAGGGTAAAGGCCCTATGTATGATGATCTAGAGCGCTCTGTAAGAGGTTTTTTAAATATCGAGCTAGGTAAACTATTCGGACAATCTCAACCTAATAAAGGTGAGTTTTCTATTGATGAAGTACAATTACTTAAGTTTTTCTGTCAACGATTAAAATCCAAGGAGAATGAATAATGAAAAATGGCTTTAGACAACAACCACAGAGTTCCCGTAAAGAGCGTCTTCAAGGTCTAGAAGTAGAATTGAAAAATATGCAGATGGCTGCTCGTATCAGTCAGATGATGACTCAGCAGATCATGCAGAACAATCAGCGCATGCAACAAGATTTAGGTTCTGCTATGGGACTTATCAATGAGCTTCAATATAAGATTCTTGGTGTACAGCGACTAACTGGTCTTGATAATGCTCAACTTGCCGCTATTGCTGACGAACTTCGTTTAAAAGATTTTAACGAGGCGTCCGATAAAGAAGATGCTAAAGATGGTTTTACTGTAGGAACAACAGTTGATGCAGACAGTACAGTCATCTTAACTTCTAAGACCGAAGATATTGACAAAGGTATCTTTCGTTCTAAGTTAAAGCTATCTGAATGCGGCGTGCCTGATCTCATTAAGGCTTTTGAAGGTCGTGAAGTTGGAGCTAAAGCCATAGTTCAGTTAAATGGTATTGAGCATGAAATCGAGCTTCTCGCTATCCGCCAACCACCTAAAGCAGAAGAAGTTCCACAGACAGCTGATACCGCTTCTGCACCAGTTGAAGGAAATGCGTGAGCGACGATAAAGAAAACTCAATGGATAGCAGATGCCCTAGGGCTCTAGAATGCTTTCCTAATAGTTTTTGTCCATTAGCAGTGATGCGGCTCAAGGCTATTCGTACAGCTGGACGAGAGCTGACTGAAGACGAAGAATCCAAGCTTCCTGGTTGTCCTTGGGCCGTTAATCATCAACTGGCTAATTATTGCTTTTTTAAATATATAAAGGAATACGCTGCCGATAAACCACCATCAGACGTCGAGATAGCATCTTTAAACGGTATATCGGTAGATACGGTTAAGAAGACCGAAAAGCTTGCCCTGAATAAAATTAGAGATACAGAAGAGTTTAAGGATCTTAAAGAAGCTATGGCTGGTGAAAGCATAGTCAATGAACACCCATCAGACGACGACTATAAGATATACCGCTGATCACAATTAAGTGTATTTAAGTGGTATAATCAGCCTTAATGGCTAAGAAACCTCTTGAAATCGATATGTGTGCTGGAAGTGCCTTACGAGACACACAAGGCGAAATGCTGTCTGTTGAAGGCGCTGATATTTCTGACTTAGTTGCCGGTAAGGGTCGCTTTAATGATAACCATGGAAAGGGTTTCTTTAACTCTATTGGTCGTATCACAACAGCAAAGAAAATCTTTAAAGCTGAAGACTGTGAAAATGATCGCCATCGCTATTACTGGGAAAAGATTAAAGCTCCATATTTATACTGTGCTGGTTACCTGTACTCTGACGAAGATCATCCGAATGCTAAAGCAGCAGCAGCTATTCTAAGAAACATACATAAAGCAGACACTCCACTTAAGCTCAAAGCTTCGGTTGAAGGTGGGGTATTGTCTCGTGGTTTAGCAGACCCTACTCTTTTAGCTCGCACAAAGATACACTCAGTGGCACTTACCTTCACTCCGGCAAACAACGCTACACTTGTTGAGCCTATATCAATGGATAAATCTATTGACGAAGCCGCTGATATGGCGCTTATCAAAAGCGTTATACATCTTGCACAAACCAATGTTCCTTCATTTAGACACATAGCAAG